TTGGAACAGTAACCTATGTCAATCAGGCATCCGGTTACTTTGTTGTAACTGAAGGCAATTATGGAAATGCAGTCAAGAAGAGAACAATCTCCATCAACGGAAGATATATCAGAGGATTCATCACTCCGAAGTATGATTCAGATGCAGCGCAGAGTCATCCGGTTCAGACACCGGGCAAGAGCACTTCAACAGTAGCTCACGAGGTCATTGCAGGTCAGTGGGGAAATGACCCTGAAAGATCAACTGCTCTGAAGGCGGCAGGATATGACCCGGCAGTCATTCAGGCAGAGGTCAACAAGATTCTGAACGGCTCCGCAGCAACTACAACCAAACCACAGCCAAAAGACCAGCCGATCACAAAGACCGTGAAGTCAACTTGCTATGCAAAGAGTTATGACAGAAGCCTTGCAGGAACTTACAAGACAACCGATGCGCTGTATTGCAGAAACGATGCAGGAAGCAACAAGAAAGCATTGTGCGTCATTCCGGCAGGAACTGAAGTGCATAACTATGGTTATTACACCACATACAACGGAGTGAAGTGGTTATACATCACAGTCACTCTCGACGGTGTTGAGTACATCGGATTCAGTTCAAAGAGTTATCTGAAGAAATAAGATGAGAAAGTAAAAGAGGACCGAGCAGGGAGCAGTTCCCTGTTCGGCCCTCTTTTTTTGTGCAATTTGCCTTTTGCAAAGTCCAGATCGCGCCCCGATCGGAGCCAGAGAAAAGCAAAACTGCACAAAAGAATCGTTTTTACTAACTACGCAGTACCGACAGGAGCATTGGATTCAAAGGCAACAGACAGTCTGCTTAGGCTGTTCAACAGGATAAACGAGGACGGACAGACCATTCTCATGGTGACACACAGCACAAAGGCTGCAAGTCATGCCAACAGGGTGCTTTTCATAAAGGACGGTCAGGTGTTTCATCAGATTTACCGTGGCAATCTTACAAATGACGAGCTCTATGTGAAGATTCAGGATGCACTTATGCTGATTACGACAGGTGGTGAGAAGCATGAATAAAATATATAGCAGGCTGGCATTTACAAATATAAAAAATAATAAGACTCTCTACATGCCTTACATTATATCGGGAATGGTCATGATAGCCATGTTTTATGTGATGATGTTTTTAAACAACTCAAAGGGACTTGGCAAGGTGCCGGGCGCGGATGCACTGGCGTCGATAATGGGGCTTGGATGCGGAACAATAGCGGTTTTTTCATATATATTTCTGTTTTATACAAACAGCTTTATAATCAAAAGGCGCAAGAAAGAGGTCGGAATATACAATATTCTTGGCATGGAAAAACGTCATATCG